AACGACAAGCGGTCAATCATCCTTTGGTCGGTCGCCCCGGAGATAAGCCTCATGCCGACGTTGTTTCCGAGGAGTGCTTCCTTACGCTTTGTGAGGATGCGTTCTTGGAAGCCGATAGCGATGCGGGAACGCACCTTGGCTTGGTAGGCCCCGGTCTCTTGGTTCACATACATCGTATTCGGGTAATACTTGATAGAGTTAATCTTGTGGGAGGAAGTGTGGAACTCACGCAAGAAGTCGGATTGGGTCCGTAGTTCGCGTGTCACATTGTCGATATGGGTGGCATAGACGGAGCCCGGGTTGACGATGGGGGCCGAACCGATAACGCCCGAAGGGATGGGGATGGAGAACGGCTTTTTCCTCATAATTTGCTCCGGGGTCATTTTATCAATGGATGGAGTAAGTCTCATTTCTCAATATTGTTTAATCGTTTTACATTCCAAAGTATCCCCAATTACCGCGTCGTATCTTCTTTGCTTGCTTCGCGTTGTCAACGCGGTCGATACAATACAACAATGCCTCTATCCAATCCGGCGAGTGCCCCAATATCCCCTTCATCTCCGACTTTTTGATTAGCTCTCTCGGGGCCGAATCCTCAATCCATTTCAAGATTATCCTTTCTTCGACGAGTTTGTCTTGGACCGTGAACGGTACACCCTTTTCCTTGAACGACATGCGCAAGACGCTTTCATCTATGGATATGGTCCCGTTTTGGAGGGCATTGATGAGCATCCCCGCACATTCGCTCTTTCTTGAGCGGTAAGAAGCCGAGTCCTTCAAGCCCTTCGTCCCCTTGTTTGAGAAAGCATAAGCCTTTTGAGCCTCCGAATCGTCCGTCATCTTGAGCGTGACACCGACACCATCTCCGTCGAAGGCGAAATTGTACCAAGGGACCTCGTTCTTGTTCAAGAAGTCGCGGATTATCGGTACGAGGTCCGACGGGTTGACACCCTTCTTGGCAAAAACGTCGATGATGTGCATCCCGTCCATCGCCCACATGACGAACCAGTCCCCCTTGAACGCAATGTCGCCTCCTGCGCACCTTGTACCGTTCGTTTGTGGGGAGTTCTTGAAGAAGCGCACCATGTCGTCCATCGAAATGATGCAATTCGAATCGTCCACGTCCCTCCAAATACCCCGGATGTCGTTGATGACGGACTTCGAGCCGCCGGATGAGATTCGGTTCATGTACTTGGGGTCGGAAACTTGGAGAATCTTGTTCTCGGAGAAGTCTCCGTCAATGAACGTGACGGACGTGATGAAGTTCTTGTATTGCTTGTCGGGGTTGTCCGTCAATGATTGTATCTTCCTCTTGGCGTTAGGGTTCTCATAGACCTCCTCGGGGGTATCACCCCACGCTATCTCCATCACGTCCTCACCGTATCGGCAAAAGAACCGTATCTTTCCCGACCTTGAAGGGATGGCCTCGTCCGTATCCGGGTCTATCCACCAATCGAGGAACCAACGTAACTTGTTCGAGCGTCCAACGGGGTTGCAAGTGCAAATGAACCTCGGCCTTACTCCGGCGGTGCTTCGGTTGGAGCCGATAAGGTCGAAAACGACCGACATGGAGTCCTTGGTGAACTCGGCCAACTCCTCGATGACGATATACGGCATCTCCGCTCCACGGAAACGGTCCTTGACTTTCGTAAGGTCGGCCAAGTGCTCCATCTTCATCGTCGCACCGTTCCCATTGAAGAATTTGGCCTCGAAGGTCGTATCGGCGAAATTGGCGAATCCTCGGAAAATCGGCTTGCAAGACTTCCAAATACCTCTTTTTACATCGGCCTCGAACCTACGGAATCCGTAGAGGTTCACATCCGGGTTGTCCGCGTAGTAGAAGCCTCCGATAAGGCCGACGGCGGTCTTTCCCGCACCTCTCACTCCCCCGCAAATCACGATGTCGGCCTTGCTTGTCAACACCTTTTCTTGGAACCCCGGTTGCGGCACTATATTGTAGGACCGTTTGCCCTTTTGTTTCAACTCGAGGTTCTCTTTGCGTAGTATGTCAATGTAATCATGAGAATATACTTCCACCCCATATTGAAGGAATACGGGGTCGAGGTATTTCTTCTCATCAATTTTATCCGATGCAATCATTTGATGCAAAGGTGCGAACAACAAATCAATACAAGTCAATAATTATTGGGGTGTATTGATTCTAAACCGATATATTTGCCCGTGTATGAACGAGAGAGTAGACAACAAAGGGGTGCAAATCAATTGCCCGCTATGTAAAAAGCCTTTCCCTGTGAGGGTTCAAGAACTCTCCGGAAGGCTCCGTCTTTCCGTCCGTTGCCCGCATTGCAAGCGCATTAGCGAGATTGCATTGCAAGACATACGATAAGCGTCCCGAACGCATTTAGAGGCTAACAAGAGTTACTTGATAACCATCCAAGCCCGGAGTAGGAGTGATTCGTCACTTCAACTTCGGGCTATTTCATAACCTAAAGTTCATTGAAAATGAAAGAGAAAATCGCGCTTGCGCTCAAGACGAAATATCAGCGTTTTGGATTGAGCAATGAGGCTATTGACCGGATTGCCTCGGCGAAAGAAAAGACAGTCACCAGCGAGGATGCCATCGAAGCGGGAATTGCTGACACCGAAACGATGGGGCTTATCGCAATCGAATTGATGAAGATGCGGGATGTGGAGATTCAAAAACGAACCGACACCCAACGCGCCTTCGACTCCTACAAGGAGAAGCAAAAAGAGCCTTCTATCACCTCACCAAATCCAAGTCCGAATCAAGACGAGGAACCGGAATGGGCGAAGAAACTCCGCGAACAGCAAGAGAGGATTGCCGCCCGTTTCGAGAAAGAGGACAAGGAGAAGGCCGACAAGTTGCTCCGCGACGCTATTACGGCGCGGCTCAAGATGGAGGGATGCACCAACAATGGAATCCTCAAGTCCACGATGAAGGGCTTTACGCTCGGGAAGGACGAGACGGAGGACAATGCGGTTGCAAGGCTCAAGTCCGAATACAACGCCTCCTACAAGGAGGTATTCGGAGAGGGGGCCACTCCCGGTCTTGGAGGTCAAGCCTTTGCCGATGCAAAGACCGCGACCGAACACAAGAACGACTTCCTCCGGCAACAAGGGCTTCTTCCGAGACAGGAAAAGTAATCCCTAATCATTTAACAACATGCCTACTTTCAGTACCTTTAACACGTTTGGCTCCGCCTCCAATGAAGTTGGTCAGAGCCATGTCCCCGTGTGGTTGGACTTCGTTGGTCCTGTCCCTGTCGGCGGTACGCTCAACAAGGCTTATGCCCGTAGTGGGTTCTACCTTGGCGCGGGTGCTCCCGTGAACCTCACCGACAAGATTATCACGCCCCTCCTCGTATGGGAGGTCGTTTCCTTCACCGCCGGAGACGGCTCAACCGTCACCACTGACTCCATCGTCGTGAAGCCCGTCGGCGGAGTGGCCCCTGCGGTTGACGACTTCATCCAAAAGGTCGGCGCGTCCTTCTCCGCTACCGGAAAGGCCGCAAAGGTCGCATCTGTGGAACTCCTCGATTCCGGGAACTACGAAGTCAAGGTTGCGCACACCGCCACCATCGACTCCGTGAGTGCGGGCGATGCCATCGCGCTTTCGTCTGCCACCGCCGCCGGAAGTTCCAAGAGCCTCGCCGTCCAACCGAACGGTTATCTCTACAACGACATCTATTTCGGCGACCTCGATGGTAACGCTGATGACTACACCATCGCCGCCACCGGAGCTGTCGTGATGTACCATCACGGCGGTTTGCTCGTCGAACTCACCCCTTCCGCCCCCGTCAAGGCCCAGATGAAGGCCGCTGTCCCGGGTGTCCTTCAGGTGCTTGTCTAACCCATTAACGAATAGGAGAAAACACTATGGATACCTATCAGATTCAATTCTACGACCTTCTCTCCCGTGCCCTCGGCCCCGGCGAGAGCCTCCAAACCTTCCTCGACAACACCCTCGCGCTCAAGTACAACTCGCTCCAACTTGACGGCTTCACCTTCGAGCCGTTCATGCAGACCGACTTCACCTTCGAGCAAGTGTTCGGCGAGGTGGGCCTCAACGCCACCGCTCAATACTACGACCTCGACTCCCCCGCCCTTCCGGACGGAACCCCGGGATTCAAGTCCTACACGGGCAAGATTCCCCGCATGAAGAAGGTCGAGTATTTCAACGAGGACAAACTCCGCAAGATGAAACTCATCGAGGACCGTCGGTCCTCCACTCCCGCCCAAATCGCGGAAATTGCGTACCAACAATTGTTTGTCACCGTTGACAACCTCATCGGCGGTCACACCAACGCCCTTACCTATCAGCGTCACCAAGCTGTCTCCACGGGTAAGTTCACCATCAACGCCACCAACAACCCGAAGGGTATCAAGAACGTCGTCATCGACTACCATATCCCTTCCGAGAACAAGACCACCCTTACCGGAGCTGCCCGTTGGTGGACCTCCTCCACCCATACCTCGGCTAACGAGGGCAATTCCTCCGACCCGGTTACGAACCTTTCCGCCGTGGTGAAAGCCGCCCGCGACAAGGGAATCCGTGGCCACTTCGAGGTGAACATCGACTACCTCAAGGAGTGCCTTGGCCATAGTGCCATCCTCTCCACCATCGGTGTCTCCCTTCTCCCGGCTTCCGACTCCAATGCCCAGGCTGCCTACGCCCGCATCCAACCTTACGAGGTGCTCAAAGCCCGTCTCGAGACCCTTATTGGTGCTCCCATCAAGGCCATCGACTCCCTCGTCCCCATCGAGGCCATCGACAAGACCGAGAAGGCTTTCACCCGTTCCAATGTTGATGCGTTCAACAAGGACGTTTGGGTGTTCGTCCCGGACGGCAACATCGGTGTGGTCAAGACCGTCGAGCCTATCGCCATCGAAGGTGGCCAATATGGTTCCTTCTACGGCGGCAAGCTCCTCCTCACCGTTGGCGTTGACTACGTGAAGAAGTGCCAAAGCTACAACACGGAAATGACCTCCCTCGTCATTCCTTCCGTGCCGCAGTACATGTGGTATCTTTTCCCGAACGCCTAATCGCTCTTTGACAAACGTGTAATCCGACGGAAGAAATGGCAAGCATCGCAGATTCCATGACCCTCGCAAGGTGGCTTCGGGCAAAGACCGACCTCATCCTTGACCTATCCGACGACTTCGTTTACGCTACGCTCCTCCACCGGGGCGTGGAGGACGACGCTACAATGGTTTCGGAGGTTGACGAACGGACCCGTGACCTTATCCTCGCGGACACATACTTCGGTGCTGCCGTTTCTTCCGTAAAGTCGGGAACCCAAGGAGAGGCCGACGGCGGTTGGACCCATTATGTCGCAATCAAGAATGTCATTAACCGTGACGCTCTCATGCAAATGGCGAAGGACCTCTACGACAAGTGGGACGAACCGTTCATCGACCCGAATCCAAAAATCCGAATGAAAAACCTCTATTGATGTATAATCCCCGTTGGCCCCATACATTCACGGTGCTCGTCGAATCGCTCGACGAGAACGGACTTCCAATAACGGACGAGCAAGGGAACCCCGTTTTGGGCGCAATGCCAATCGAAAAGATTGTGTATGACCCGCAATGGAACCCTCGCAAGAACGCGGACGGTACGTTCTTGACCGAGACGGTTACGGAAGTGCCGTGGGGATACCGGACCTCTACGGGCGGTATGAAAACATCGGGAGAGGTTTGGGTGGCGGATTATAAGATGTCGTGCCCGATGCTCCTTACAGACTTGCCATCCGGTACAATCCTCATCATGACGGATTATGTTCATTCCTTCCGCGTGAAGGTCGTGAAGATGACTACGTACAATTGGGGAACGAACCTTTGGGTGGACAACATCAAGAACTAATGGGGCGCGAGAAGAACAACATGAACGTCGTCAAGAAGGCCCTCTCCCGCCTATCGGCCAACAAGGACCGAATCGTAGAGGCGGGGATGAGGGACCTATTGGAAGATGCAATGTTATTCGCTCTCGGGGAGCATGATGCGACGCATTGGTTCCACACGACCACGGAGAACTCCTACGGTTGGTGCTTGTTGCACGACGGACAAGGGGTCGCCTACCGGGTAAACGAAGGCCGTCACGGTGGCGGAGATGCTTACGAGCAATTGATGTCCGCCTCCCGGGATGTCCCACAAACCGGATGGGTAGGGATTCTTCTCGCCTCGTTCCGTGTCGGTGACGACAAGCCGAAACCGAGGATGTTCTACTTCAATCTCGATTACGAGATGACCGTATTGGCGAACACTTCCGATAATGTAGAGGAACAATTCCACCGATTCTTCAAACCGTTAGTATGATGAACGATTTCGACATAACCGACATTGAAAAAGCCGTTTCGGATGCCGTCCGTGAGTTGGGTGTTTCACAACATGTGTGGAACAACCGCCCGAAGGCGACCGACGACTCCATCAATGATTTCGTGGTCGTAAAGGTCACTGGTGGTATCTCGGACAAGGCCGCTTTCGGCCAAACCCGAATCGCTATCCACCTTTTCGCCCGCGACGTTATGGAGATGAAGAACTCGAAACGTCTTTCGGTGATGCAAAAGGCCCTTAACGGGCTCCCTTTGTGGCCGAATGAAGGAAAGTTCCTCATCGACGGACACCCGCGCATTGTTGGTGATACCCCCGACGATTTCGGATTCCACGTTAGGATAATATCATTCCGTTTATTCATAAAAGCAACATAGACCTATGCCTGCAACTCTTACCCACGCAATGCTTGACGACCTCCACATCGGCAACGCATGTCTCTCGCTCAAGCCTTATACTTCCGGTGGCGTTGACATCACCACCGCGATGAGTTTCGCCGATGCCGAGAAGATTTACACGCTCGAGGGGACCTTCAACTTGGAGACCGATGACCCGTCCTCCACGGACATCCGCATCGACCAACACCAAGAGGTCATCGACGTGCAAATCGACAAGGGCGGTAATTGGCGTATGACGGGTAACATCCCCTCCATCGCCCAAGAACTCCTCTCTTACTTCTTCACGGACGGCTCCGATACCGCGACTATCACGGGAGGAGAAACGGCCACCTATGTCGGAAAGGGCTTCATGGCGACCCCGGAGACCGTCGAGGTAACGGTCCTCGCCGAATC